ACATCTTCAATTACGTCTGTCTTTTCAACTTGTGTTTTTGATTTTGTCATAGGTTGTACCTCCTTGTTAATCTTAGAAGTATTAATGCCTTTAGCACTATCAACTAAGAATTTTATCATGTCTGTTTTTTCATTATCCGTTTTTTCAACGAAACCTATATTTGCCATTTGCTCACCAGTAGTTGGACTTAACTCTGATTCATTTTCTGAAACCATAACAATGCCTGATTCCTTGTCATAAAAAACATTTTCTAAAACTGTTTCGTCACCCTTAACAACATCTACTCCGTCAACCTTTTCAACAGACACAATGTTTGCAAACTGATTTGCTGGGGAATCTACAAGACTCAACTCAATCAAATCGTATTGCTTAATAATTCTAATTGCCTTGTCTGACTTTTCGTCAAACCCATCGTCCCACTTGTTCATACGTCCACCAATAGAAAAACCAGTTAGTGTTCCATCTAGAACTTTTTCCCAAGTATCTTGTGCACCCTTTGAAACATATGCTGATACAAAGACTCCGTTATAAAACTTCTTTGAGTCTGGATCAAAATACTTATCTGCCTTGAATGATACCATCTTGCCTACTGCTAATGGCTGATGCATTTCTCTAATGTTCCCTCGGAATTTTGCAAATGCATCCATTGACGCTTCTGCTGTTACAATGTCATCTTGCTTGTCAACATTGTCTAAAGATGCAAAACCAGAAACGACTCTTCGCTCCTTGTCCACTTTGGTAAGTGGCATAGAAAGACGCAGATTATTCCCATCGGTATTCCAATGGGCTTTGGATATATTGCTCACCATCATATTATAAGCCCCTTTTTATACATATATCACAATGTGGACATATGGGACATTAAGGAGTTTTTCTTCCCTCTCCCTTTGGGGCTCTTCCAGCAACTGTTGAACTGCTATCAGAGTTGTTATTAGTTCTTTCAGAGTCTCTTGCTCTTGTTGTTGTTGCCTCTGCTGCTGTAGTTGGCTTAAGGTCTAGGACCTCATCTCCACCTTCACGCTGTGGCATATCTAAAAGAACTCTTGCTTCGTTTGGAGTCATGATCTGATTCTTAACATATCTTTCAAGGATTTGAGATTGTGCTATTTCGTCAGTAAGAGTTAACTCGTTGAAAACAAACTCAAGGATATCTGTCTTTTCACGAACAATTTTATTAATCATTTTTTCAATTTGTCTTTGCGCTGGTCTTGCAACCTGCTCCTTAAAGGTACGATCCTGTGCAAGTGCTGCTGCTATAGATCCAGAATCGCCACCTCCAAGTTTAGACAGTGGCACTTGATGTGCGACCAGGATGTCATCACGGTTTTGTTTACGATACTCTTTAAAAGAGCCGTCTTGTATTCCGTCTTCGATGGGATCCATTTTAAATTCTACTTTATTGTTTTCGCTATCACCTGGAAGTGGAATATACAGCGTTCGGTGTGACTGCCCTCTGAGATTTGTCTGTAAGAATCGGAACATCTTATCTTCTGCGTCTCCAGAAAGTTTTGCACCCTTCAATGTTACAACATATCGTGGTACTGCTTTGTTTGCAAAGTAATCAATATTATATTGTGAAGCAAGAGAGTCTCCATGTAATGAGTTAATAGCCGACATAATGTCTGGCACTCCATAGAATGTATTTAGTGGTGAGTATTGCTTGAAGTGGATAATCTCGTTTGGTCTAGCGTCTGTAGTTAGTGGGTTCTGATTCTTTGCTCCGAAGTTACGGAAGTACACAATCTTGTTTCCAATGATCTGAACATAGCCATCTTTGATTCTGCGAACACGCATAGTTGTTGATGGTATATGTCCAACATAACCAATATCTCCACGAGTGGTTCTTCCAATTTCTAAATAACCATTTCCAGTAGACTGAAGGTCTGTATAAACCTTTTCCATTGTTGCTGTAAATGAATCATCATCGTTAAGTGATTCTAGCCAATCACGCATTTCAATCTTTGCTCGTTCAATTCTTTTTCTTGCTTTCTGTGTTGCGCTGTTGTCTTCTGATGATTCAAGTCTCATCATTGTTCTTTGAGAAACCTTAAACTCATAGCCAAGTCCAACAATGTTTTCTACCTTGGCATCAATTGCTGCGTGGTTTGCAAATGATGTGTCGTAGTAGTTTGCCAACTCGTACAAATTCCATGGTGGGGTAATTACATCAAACATTCCATAGCCGTTTACATACACTAGCCCTGGATTTATTTCTTTTGATTGTGCTCCATCAATACCGCTTTTTCCAGCAAGTGCTGCAGTTGTATATTGAGTTGTTGGTTCAACCATCTTTGTTGAAGATCTGCTTATGCGTCTTTTAAAATTTGCTTCTAGTCCGTCAAGAGATTTTAATGAATCCCAATTTCCGTTAAATGGATCTGACTTTGAAAAAGTATCGTCTTTCTTTATTGCGTCATCAATTCTTGCACCGATTTCGTACTCATTATCTTCCATGATTACTCTTCATCTCCATACTTAGCAATTGTATCTTTTGCTGCTTGTACTGCTCCAAGGTCGTTTAGAGAAGGAATAAGTCCAGCATTCAGTCTGTCAACTTGCTCAGAATACTCTTCTTCAGAAACTCTTGTTAATCCTGGAACAAAAACACATGTGCCATCTCCTGGATCTCCATAGTGCATTGCAGTTTTTTTCAGTTCTGCCATTCTTGAAATATCGTTTTTATCTGAAGGAATGTTAAGCACAGAGCCATTACCATCTGTAAACCACTTGCCGTTTGCCTTCTTGTAAACATAAAGACCCCAGTCATAGTTCTTTTCAATGACTTGTCGTCTAACGTTTTTTACAATTGGCTGACCAGTTTTTGGGTCTATTAGTGAATCCATAACTATAAGTATACCATATTACACTGGATCTTGTACGAACTGGTTCCAACTTACATCTTTAAAGATAGTGTATGCGTACTCTCCAAGACGGATAGGCCTTTCATCGTCTATAATAATCTTGTTTGTTCCCGTATAACTCTTATATACATCTGAGGCATTTACACCATAATAACTCGTTTCTGCCAAAACTAAAACTTTATTCCAATTAAATGATCCAGTATTCCAGAAATCCCAATCTAGTCCATACGTGCCAAGAACCTTTACCCTAAACCATGGTCTTTCTGATGTGTTCTGTACTTCTTGTAGGTTTGTAGACTGGTAGTAAGATATGCTATTAAAAAGAAGTGGACCAGTCAATCTTACTGCCCCTTCAAAAAACGAAAAGTTTAAACTATCTGCAAAATTAATTCCTAAGAATCCCCACTCTTGAAGAGTAATAATTGGCTCTCTTACCAATTTACCATTCCAAAAGAATCCAATACCATTCTGAACAAGTCCAGTTTTTGCATCTATAGCATATATTCTTGCTCTTCTTCCTGTTGGGTCACAGGCCACCATATAAAACTTTATATAAGAGTCTTTGCTTTGTATCTCAAATATTTGTGTTGGGGCATATGGAAAATAGTCTCCATCAAATCTAACTGCCATCTGCATTGCTATTACCTTAAAGTCTTTTGATCTGCTAGCGTTGACAGGAATTGCAAGTCCTCTATTTACCAGTGGATCGTATTTTCCTCTTAACTGAATGCCACTTGTTTTAGTCAAGTAAAGGTATGGAGAAGATCCTGTATAAATAGAAAATGGATTGTCTTTTTTAAAGTTATAGTAAATGCCAGTCTTGGTGTATGGATAGATATCCGTTCCAAACCTTGTTCCTATTGGACTTGCATCAGACTCATTAAGTGCTTGAGAAGCATAAGATAATTTTTTAATTTCAACATTGTTGGTCTGTGAATTTTTTACATTTATGTCTATGTGTGTAACAATAGACAGATCATTAAAATCAACTCCTGCTGGAGGATAAATTATCATGCTGTCTACAACTTCGTACTTTGTCCTCATCCAGTCTGGTCCAGGAATCAAAACACCATTTCTTGCTGGTCTTTCTGTTTTTGTAAAATAAAAATATGGCTCATTTGCTCCTAATTTTGTGTACTGAAAAGTTATATATGATTTTACAACTGCACCATCTGTATCATATCTATAGTCTTTTGATATTCTGTTTTTTAAATCTTCATAGTCGTTGTAACCAGTAAACAAATAATTATCTAAAGACGTATAGGTTCTTTGAACTGGTAATCCGTACTCTGCTGCCAACTCTTCATATGTCCAACTTTCTGGATCTGTCTCTATTGCTATAGTTTTTGATGGGATAGGATAGTCTATATTAAATTGAATAAAATCAAGATCAAAATATTGATCTCCTCTTTTGTCAATAACAGACTCTGCAAAATATGTTAGAGGAATGTTTTCTTCCCAGTATGCGTTTGAAGATACTGCAAGTTTGTAGTTATTAAAAATTATTTCTGGTAAGAGAGTATAACTTGCAATATGGTCAAGAAGAGAGTCTTCTTCTACTGTAATAACATGCCCTCCAGAAACTGCACCTGATACCGTGTCAGTTTCTCCGCCATAGGCAGGGCCAGACGTTGTATCAATTCCTCCGTCTACGCCTATTAACTGACTATTTTGATAAACAGCAAAGAGATCTTCATTCCAGACTGGAACACCTATTTCATTAAACAAAGATTTAATTTTTTGGAAATTATACGGAGTACAAACTCCAACCTTATATATCTTGCCCGTAAATGTTGATGAACCGTTTTTATCTCCTCCAACATACATTCTTAAGTCTGATAAAGAGCCAAAGAAATCTGATGCTGGATTTCCAAATCTTGAAACAAAAGTAGTAATGTCAAGCCCTATATCAACCAGTTCTCCTGGATTAGCGACCAAAGGTAGATAAATAACCTCTGAAACTCCTCCATAATTTATTTTATAAGATATCTGATTATTCAATAGTTCTATTAAAAAATAACTATTTGTGTTTTCTTTTTCAATTCTAAATAAAGTTTGAGCAGTTGGTGAGGTTTCTGGCAATCTAAAGCATCCGTAAAATGCAGCAACTTTTTCTAACATAAAACTAAAGTTTTTAAAAAATAAACTTCCAGAAACTGAGTCCCATGTTTGATTTGGCTTAAATGAAAAAAATTCTACAGTATCTGATGATTGAGCATTTTTACAATCTAAAAAAAGTTCTTTTTCTGTTTTTGATGATAAGAGTATTTGTGGAAGAGGATGGTTAGCAGCAGAAAGAACTCTTTTTGAAATAGAGGTATTATCATTAAACCCTTGTGCCCATGACCCTGTTTGTGGATATGAATAGTTTGATGTGTAGTCTGCAAAAGGATAGTCAATAAAAACAGATGTACCGCTATAAGATGTATTAATATTTTCTGGTATTTCAACTCCCTGACCAAAAACAAATCTTCGTTTTGCTATAGATGTAGAAACTATGTATGGGTAAATTCCAACACAATCAATTTCTATTGGATAGATGTCCTCGTGTGCATAGAACCCTATCCAATCTTGAGTTTTACCTTCTTTTGTTATAGACGGTAAAGAAAGTAGTTCTGTTATATATGTTAAAGATATAACCTCTTGACCGTTTACAACTAAGGAGGCACTGTTTTTACCAATTCTCATATGCACTAACATTGGCCTTGTCCACTCTCCAACGTAGTATGTTTTATACTCATCGCCTATTTTTAATCCAATAGACGGACCATCAACATATATACCATCTTCTGATGAAATTGGACCAATAATTCTTTTTCTGCTATTGCTGTATGAGTTTATTCTAAGCCAAGTTTCAAAAGTATATTCTTTAAACTTTCCAGACTCGTTTAGCATACCAACTCCAGGAATAATTAGTGATGGCAAGTTATTATTTGGATAGATTGCTGTAAGACCAGAAGTTCCATAAACAATAGGTATTCCTAAATTTTTTGCTTTAAGCATATTGTCAGAAACTAAATAGTATCCATCTAACTCTTGTAGGCCATAGCATTTTGCAACCACTGCTTTTTCTACAGGCAGTGCAATATTTTTATTGGTTATAGTTGTTGGCTCTACACCCAAAGATACAGAAGCAAACTCTTCTGACCATTGACCTAAACTTAAGCCATTTACTAAAAAGACATCTTCTGTTTCTGATCCTCCGAGAAAATTTATTTTAAAGATAAGCCTTATTTTTGCATCGTCTGGAGGGGTATCAAAAGTTTGTGATATAAAAACCCAATTTTTATTTATAACTGTGTCATAATTTTTTAAATGAGTTATGTTTTGACCACTTGTAGTATCAGTATATTGATACCCAATTTCAAAACCAGCGACGTATGCACTCTGAGAATAAAAATATCCGCCTATAGAAAATGTTCTCAAATACTTATTAAGTTCTTGTAAATTTTTTGTATCTTTGCTTATCATAGTTACAGAACCAAATTCATTGCTTGTTGGCGTAGCAGTTATTTTACCTACATAACTTCCAATAAATGGCTCATCTATAGATTCTGGATACGGAACAACTGTTCCTCCAATAGGAGCAGTCCATTTTTCCGTATTAGACAAAACCCTATCAGCCTCTGAAATTAAAGAAACATAGTCTGCTTTGTCATCTAATGCCCATAGACCAGTCGGATGCTCAGCAAAGACTTTTTCGGCATATAGGTTGGATGGATTAGACATTATAGGTCTATTTTACCACAGAAGGCTACTTGTTTATTTTTATTTCACAGTAGTCTGTAGTGCAGTACATCTCTCCTTGAGCCTCAAGATTTTCTGCTCCGTCGTAAATTGCAGCAAAATCAATGTGCTTTAACTTACCAATATATGACTCGTATTGCTCTTCAGTAATCTGAGTATATGGCTGTTGTGGATATGTGTGATTTCCCATTGGCAGGAATGAAACTGCTTTTAGTTGTCCCTCGTACATATGGAGTGCTGGAACTACATGCTTTGATTCTGTTTCCTTGTCAAATGAAAGTGTTACAGAAACACCATTGTCAGACCAGTACTTTTGAGCAGTTGCAGCAAGTGCAATCTTTTCAAATAATGTTACATCCTTTTCAGATCTTGGATGACCTGACTTGATTGGGAAGTAGACTACTGATGTATTTGCTGACACTACGTCATCTTCAATTGTGTACCCTGCTGCCTTAAACAAATGAATCATTGGATCTGTATTTCCAAAACGAACGGCACGAAGGAAGAACTCTCCTCCAGGACCCCAGTGAACTCCAGGAGTTGCACCAGAAAGAATTGAAACTGATCCTGATGGTTTAACTGTTGTTACACGAATTGATTCACGAACACATAGCCATTCGGAATACTGGTGATCATAGTGACGGATCTTATTGTATCCTTCATCCATCCACTCACGAACAATTGGCAAACCCTTTTGATCTGCAAATGATGCAATACCAGTAAGTGATGTACCAATACGACGGTTGCGTTGCATAATACCGTTTGTTTGTGGCCAATGTGTTGGAACAAGTGTTACAGTCTTTCCGTATAGGTATGCAAACTTAAGGGTACGCAGGAAGTCTTCCTTAGACTCATGACGATTCAAGTGCACTTCTACAAGTGTACATAATTCGTATGATTCTAATGGCTGCTCCGCACATGGGTTAAATCCCATCACACGATAATCCTTACCGTCTGGCGCATCCTTTAGTCGTCCATAATTACGAGCAACATCAAGCCAGATAAAACCTGGTTCTCCGTTTTCCGTAATTAAATCTACATAGTCTTCGTACTTTGTTCCCACTTCTGCTGAAATAGAATTATTAGACATCCAAGCCCATCCTGGATTTTCTGGATCAAACGAGTTACGCTCTGGGAATAGTTCTGAATTCTTTAGATTCATAAATGTTTCATCCCCCGCATTACCCAAAGCAAGGGTTGCTGATCTACGAACATTGCCTGATACTACGCAAGTACCAATGAGGTTTACAAGGTCTACGATAGCACGAGAGTCTAGTGTTTCACCTGCTCTGGAGCCGATTACACGGTCTATATGGTCATGCAACTTGATAAGAGGTGCAGGCCCTGATGCAACGCCTCCAAAGCCCTTGATAGGGGCTCCAAGAGGTCTGATCAAATCATAATTAAACTTCTGAATACTCTGGTTTGCTCTAAGGTATGAGTTGATTAGAAGTCTAACTGACTCTACCCATCCTTCACGAGTGTCTGGAATTTCGAACACCTGTTCAGGTTCTGTTGGGGCATAGATTGAGAAATTTTTATCCTGTCCCACTGTGTCAAACCCTACACCAATACCAAGCATTAATGCATCCATAACCCAAGCAAACAGGGCTCCTGGATCATTCTTGTCAAGGTCCTTTGTTGAGACCATTGCACAGTTTTGAAGTGCTGCAGAGTTCTTTTTCTCCATAGTCATAGGAGTTCCAAATGCCCACATACCACGACCTGGTGGAGTCCACTTCAATTCAAACATTCTTTGGAATGCTTCTTGTGCAGACTTCTGAGCCTTGTAGTCATTCCATGGTAGACGGTTTTCTTTAGCATGATTCTTCTGAACCGAATACATACCCTCGATTACACGACGACAAACTTCGTGCCAGCGCTCCTTAGTTCCATCTTCCTTCATGCGGGAGTATGTACGAATAAAAGTAATCTCTCCAAGCGAATTCTCTGCTGCATCCTTAAACCCAAATGGGCTGGCTTGGCTTTTGTACTTTTCTACGAAGTCCTCTGGAAGTTTAAAACTAAAAAAATCTGACATGTGTATCGTCCTTTCAAAAACGGAATAGTCTTAAGTATAGCAGAGTTTTATGAAAAGCAAAACTCTCCCCTAAATAACAGGTTTAGGGTTTAATCTATTTACCACTACGTATGTGGTTAATTTCTATATGATTAATATTGACATGGCTAGGAAGTTCTGAAACCCACCTAATGCATTCTGCCATATCTTCTGCAGTTATTGCAGAATCCTTTTTCTCTATCTGTGTATCAATAGTTCCTGGGCATATTTCAGTAATCTTAATTCCATATGCAGGAAACTCTATTCTCATAGTATCTACCAATGCCATCATGCCTCTTTTTGCATTTGTATAGTTTCCTCCGCCAGGATATGCAAACTTACCACCCAAAGAACTAATAAAAACTATTGTAGGAGATTTTGATTTTTGCATAGAAGGAACAAATAGTTGTGAAAGATACATTGGACCAGAAACATTTATGTCGTATGCAATTCTAAAGTTGTTCATAGTTTCATTAATTATTTGTGTCGGACCTGCACCACCTCCTGCATTGTTAACAAGAAGATCTAAAGTTATATCTTTGTACTTTTCATGAAACTTTTTGATTTCATCAGAACTTGTAATATCTAGTCTATAAACCTCAACAGTATCAGAGACTAATTCAGACACCTTAGACAAGTCTCTTGAAACAGCAATGACCTTGTATCCATTTTCAGACAAAAGTTTTACAGTTGCATAACCTACGCCTTTGCTTGCGCCAGTGACTATTGCTGTTTTCAATTACATACTCTGAGTAGGATTAAGACTCATATGGTTATGTATCCAGTGACCAGGAACCATATACTTATAGCCAGACTTAACAACATGGGCTGTATGGAAGTATGGAGCATATGCTGGAAATATGACTACGCTATTTGCTTTAGGCTTTACCCCAAAGTCAATAGCCTTTTCAGCGACTGCAACATCATAATCTAAATCTACTGCTGGAGCGCCTCGCACCCAACCTTCAGAACTTGTCCATCCACCGTCATAGTCTTTGAGTTGGAAAGAGATCTCTCCGCCCTCGCAGTCGTCGTTTAGGTACATAACCAGAGAGTATCTAAGTGTTTGATCTCCGTCTAACTGATCGAAGTGTGCACCCATTCCCATTCCAGTATTATACTTTTTTATGTTAAAGGTTGGGAAAGGTCTTGGCTCATCAAAATCTCCCAAAGATTCTGCGTAGTCTTTGTAAACATTGTTCATTGTCTTCATAATGGAATCATAGATGTACTTGCTTTTTTCTGCAACCTCTCCATGAAGGTTATTGATAGCGTTAATGTCAAATGTCTTTGTTGCTCCATATATAAAGTCTTTGTCGTTAGAGGATGTCCAGGTTTTCCAGACATTAACATCTGATGCAGTATCTTGCTCAAGATCGTCTAACTCCTTTAAAACTTTTTGAAAATTATCAAAATCTTCAATTGCGTCAGTGTAGTAGTAAACCTTTGGGTCTAATATATTTTTTTCCATTTTATTCTCCTAGTACCTATTCTTTTCATAGTGATCTTTTTCTTTTATAAATCCCACTATAACATATCTTATTGGGCCTTCTCCAACATGTCTTACTCCGTGCTCATGCTTTTCATCCCCTGGGAAAAACAACATATCTCCTGGCTTTGGCCTTAAAGATATATCAAGTTTTGGAAAGAAAAGTTCTCCATCGACATACTCGTCATTTATATAAATAATGGTGGCATATCTTATTGATGGGTCGGTATGCTGATCTGTGTGAGATTTTAGTTCAACCTTTGGCTGCATCCTTTGTATTGTTGCAAGTCCGCTTAGCATTAAAGTTGGGTCTGAATCATTAACCATTTCTGAAAGTCTATCATAAAAAACTCTTTGCTCTTTGTGATGATTTATATTTAGATTTTTGTCTACCCAGTTTTCTGTAATTTCAAACTTTCCTTCAGCAACCAAATTGTCTACATCATCTCTGCCAAACTTTTCTAGACAAAATCTTTTTAGATTTCCCATGTATTCTACTTCCCAATCTTCTTGAGATGCCTTGTCTATTACATTTAATACAAAATCTAGTTCATCTTTTTTTAAAAAATCTTTAACCCAAAGAACATCTTCTGTAATTTCTTCAAATACAAAATTATTTTCTTTTAATTTTTCTTTAAATGCGTTAAGCACCTGGAACCTCATCAGATCTGTACTTGTTTCCATCCTTATCTAACTTCCAGCCTTGCTTAAGCAACTCTTGCCATTCTGCTCTCTCAACTTCTTGCTTTGCTCTAGTTTCTTTCATTTCTGTAGCCCATGCATCTCTTAATTCTTGTGGATAAGCATCTTCTTCTCTGTCATCCCAGAAAGAACCAAGAGTATATCTTGTTCCACTTGTTATGAGAGTTACTTCGTGCATGTTATTAAATCCACCGTCAAATGCTGCAAGGGTTCCTACCTTTGGCTTAATGCTAATGTCTTGACCTGGGAACTGCAGTAGTCCACCTTCAAATTCATCATTTAGATATAAGAACGCTGCATATCTACTTCTTGTAAACGCTCCAGAGTTGCCCTGCTCATCAGTGTTGTCAGAGTGAACTCTTGCATATGCTCCAGGCTCCCACTTTTGTGTGTGGTATCCAATTTGAGATACTATCTTAGGATCAATATCATGAACACTTGCAACGGCTTTAACAATGCCCTCTTTAATTTCTGAAAAAATATTTGGACTAAGACCTTCTGCAATAACATGCTCATCTTCGTCTTGTGGCAAAACAGAAGAATAAGACTCATAAAAAGATATTGGCATCCAAGTAATAGTTCCAACCTCTACATGCTTATCTAATACCTTTATAAGTTTTGCAGAAACTTCTGGTGATAAAAAGTTTTCATAGACCACAATGTCTTTTGTGATTCTTGTTTTATTTTCTAGGTTCATACTATTCTTACTCCATTTTCTATAACAGATCTTTGTGGATGCAACTCTCTAAACTTCTGTTCTAGTTCTGGCTGCATTGTTGCCCATGCCTCTTTACCAAACTCTGCTTCTTTCTCATACCAGGTGTCTGTTCCTCTTTGATATTTTTGCCAGTACATTCTTGATAAAAACTTATTCTTGTTATATGATGGCATGACTCCATGAAGGTATGGCTTTCCTTCTTCTGTCAAGTAGTCTGGGTGGCCTGATGGGAAAACCAAAAGATCTCCTGCTTCTGGTTTATACTTAACAAGTTTGTCTCCCATTGCAAAATCAACTTCTCCGCCTTCGTAATCATCATTAAAATAAATTGTACATGTTACTACAAATTTGTATCCTGGCGCTTCGCCTTGTTCTCTTATATAGTCTGAATGATATCTCATGCCAACTGGAGCATCGTCAGTGCTTATATGATATTTTCCAATTGTGCCTCCAGTCCATCTCCAAGTTGGGATGGTTCGGCCCTGTTCATCTATAGATGTTGCATTCAAGTCTATATCAATATTATATCTTTTTATATAATCTTCTGTTACTAAATGAAAGTTTTCCATCATTTCTATGGCAAAGGCTTTTTCGTTTTCTTGGGTCTCTGTTGTTACTTCTGCATCTTTTAAATTTCCATATTTTTCTGACATGGAAAAAGAAGGAGAAATTGGATTTAGGTAATCTCCAAAGATAGACCATTGTGTCCATGGATTAAAAAATCTGTCTTCTGTTTCTGTCAAAGAATCTGTTAGTACTTTATAAGATTTTGCAATATCTTTAAAAAGATTCTTGTACACAAGAATGTTAGGATATATCTCTATTGGCTGTAATTCTGTTTCATTCATTTTATGGCTTCCTATCTCCTGTATGTTCTACTATCTCCCAAAAGAATGGACATGTAAATCTTAATCCATTTTTAACTTCTGTAACTCCATGTACATAATTTTTGTCTCCAGGAAAGAAGTACGCTGCACCCTTTTTAGGTTTAAACTTAACATCTTGCAATGGAAAATAAAGTTCTCCACCTTCGTAGTCATCATTTAAATAAAACAAACTTGAAAGATCATAATGTGGAAAATCGTTTGGTAATCCAGCATCTGGACCTTCATGAAGTTCTTTATCTGCATGAGGGTTTTGAAATTGTCCTGGAAGCCATTTAACGATAGTTGTTCCAGTAGGAACTACTTTAACTTTATAAAACTCTTCAACAATTGGCTTTAATCTTTCAAATAAGCCTGCAACTACTGGAGAAATGTTTGGATCATTTTTGTCTAGTGTTGGCTGAGTTGCAACTCTATCCTTCCAGTAATCTGAATCATAAACAACTGTTCCATTTTCATTTACATGGCTTTGAGTAACATCCCAAATTGTTAAAGACTTTGCAGCCTTTTCCAAAAACTCTATCTCTTCTTGAGTCATAAAGTTTTCCAACTCTACGATCATATCTTTGCTACTTCCAAACCATCCAGAGGGAGTCATTGAAGGTTCTCTGAAAACAACACTCTTTGTATTATCCATAATTACATTATACCATTCTGTTTATTTTGTGTGTTATCTACTACAGACAACCTTAAAACCTTTACCTCATGAGAACCTAAAGACTCTCCATTTTGATCAACTGCATCTCTATACCAGTCTGTCCATTGACCAGAAGAATTGACCACTTGGGCTGCCTCTCCATATGAAATATTAGCATTTATTCTTTTTCTATCGTCATCTCGATAGTCAACAATGCTAATGGCCGTATTGTTTAAAGAAGAAAGTGATATAGGTATTATTGTTGCAATAGGCGTTCCAGCCTTAATGCTTACGACACTATTTTGCTTCCTTGCTTTTATTGCAAGAGGAAGAGGATTGTCATAAAATGATGTGCTGATAAGATTAGACATTGTCTCAAAGTCATTACTAAAATAATTAACTGGGCTAATAGTAAACAGGCTTACGTCAGGATCTGTTCTAAATATTAGCCCCGTATTAAAACTTATAGATGACTGCCCTCTTCCACCATACGATCCTTCTGGTGCTGATATGATTTCAATATGATCTGGGGTTTGATCGTTTACCCCATCCCATAAAAATTCTATATCTTCCTTGCAGAAAAGACTCCAGCCAACAACATTGGATTGCGTTACTGGAAAACATCTATATGCGTGGCCTTCTGAAGTCTCATCCATCCAGCCCCTTTTTATAGACATAGGAGCAATATCAAATAAAGCCCCATTCATCTTTTCAACTGATATATTAAACATTACTCATTATCCCACTTTGAATCATACATATCTGGTGTATGAAACTTTTTGCTATAATCAAGCATTGTAACAATAGAGTACTTGGTTCCAGAGTGAACTGGCATTGCTTGGTGAGGATACATGAAGTTAGACGGGAAGATATAAAGATCTCCAGCCTCTGCCTTAATGTTTAGGTTTTGAAGTCTAAAGAATAACTCTCCACCTTCATAGTCATCATTGATATATGCAACAAGAGAAACCGTACAGTTGTATGAATAGCCGTGGTCATGGTGCTCTTTAAAGTGCTGGCCTGGACCGTACTTAATAAAGTTAAAGGCTTCCCAATACTTCAGTGGCATTATGTTGTGATCTTTTCTGTAATCTTCAACTGCTGCGAATTGAGCATCATAAACATCTTGCCAAAGGGCTTGTAACTTTAATGAGTCTTCGCTTTTGTCCAATTCTATATCTGTTTTCTTAAACTTAAAATCAACACAGTCTCTATAGTCTGGCATTAGTTGCTGATATCCAACATATGCTGGCATCCAGTGATATTTCTTACCTTCTGGAGAAAGTGCTCCATATTCTGCAACTGATCCAATAGTATTTTCTAGTCTGTTGATTAAATCAAACTCTTTCTTGATTACTCCTCTGTAGCAAGTTATGCCATTTCCAAGGTCAATCTTTTCTGTCCATGTTTGCATTTTATATTCCTTATCTATATTCTCTTCGTGACCATACTTTGTTTTTATATACCCCGCCGTCTGGCTGACGATAGAAGGTTGCGTTATCTACCATTTTACCATATATCTCTGCGTTGTCTTGAAGTTCTATTTTGTGTTCCCAGTTTTCTCTTTTAAAAGGAAGTACCTGAAGATATGGTGTTCCTGCTGGAATGGTTCCTTCCCATCCATCTGCAATAAAAAATGGAAAACTTCCAAGAAGATGAACTTTATCGCTATCTACAACACCAGTAGTATTCATAAATGGTAGATCAAACCTATTCATAGGTGTCATAAATAGTGCACTATAGCCTTCTGGAAGTTCTAGGCCCCAGTCTGCCATCCAAGCAAAGTGATGCTTGTAAAAACCTTTTGGGTGCTCAAACTGTGGCATCGGAGGCCTTTGTGTGCAAAAGTCTTTATACTTAGGATCATTAATTGTTACATTAATTATTCCCTGAGAATTTTTAGCGAATATTAAGTCGCATGGTGTTTTAAATACATACCCTGTTGAAAAAGCATCCATGATCGCTGGGCATGCTTTCCATGTTGGAATCTTTCCGTAATCATCGACTGTTCCTTCTTTTGGAAATGGACAAACCTCTTTTGGCGCTTTATAGTATTCCCCATTTGGCATTTTAGCAAATCTATCAGCATCTTTATACCAATCTGGAATGACCCCCTGCATTGGTCCTGGAACACTATGGCTATCTTTATTTAGCCAAGGTCTAAATGATCTAAATATCGCAAGGTTATATTTTTCACTCACTACTTATGGCCTAGTTCATTTATGTCAGTCATAATAACTACACAATATTTTGTGCCTGACTTCATTGGCAAAGATGCATGTTCATATATATAGTTTGAAGGAAAGATTGCTATATCACCAACAACTGGCTTGTGAACGTAGTTGTCAAGTCTTGGAAACTTGATTTCTCCACCTTCGTAATCATCGTTAATATAGATAACAGCAGAAACTGTACAGTTATATGCTGGGCCATGATCCGCATGAATGTTAAAGTGTGTTCCTTCGCCTTCATACTTTACAAAATTAAATGCTTCATAATATACAACATTTATTCCCCAGTATCTGGCATAATCATCTACACAGTACTTTAACTTTTGATATATTTCTTCGTGTAGATCTATTAGTTCTGAATTGTTCTCATCTTTAGGCCCCAAGTTTTCTTGCTTATACTTAAAATCTACAGCATCCCTTGCTTTTTTTATTGGAACAGTGGAGTTTGTTACCTGTGCCTCAGACCACTTATATTTTTTATCCCCGCCTAAATTTGACTCAAGAACATGAATATATCTATTTGCATCGTCAATAGAAAAAACATTTCTATATATGTTTAGGCCAAGGCCTGGGTTATCAACGGTAATTGATTCATTAACCTTTTTAGACTCTTGTCTTGCTGATGCTGTCTCAGACCTGTCTTTTGTAAACCATTGGTTTGAGTTTTCATCATACATATCCATAAGGTAAGCCTTTCTGCTATGTAACTATTATACCATCCTGCTTTTACAAAATACTTAAAAATATAGGGGGCTAGCCCTCATAGTATTTCTATAAGTATTTTAGATTATTAGTCAAATATATTAAACTGCTGAGAATCTTGAACCATCCCAGCCATACGTTCCTCCTGTAGAAACAGACTGGTCAGATGGTACATTAGCAAGAACAACTTCATTTTCAAATGCTGCAGATAAAAAATCTGAAACTGGTGAAGTATTTTCAATTGCAAAGTTTGCTACAACAACATTTTCAGAAAGGAAAGAAAACCTCTTGTGTGTTTCCCAAATGTCTAGAGGGTCTTTGTCTGGTGATAGTTCTATTCCTCCAGAAAAAGAAGATCCGTCCCATACGGAGCCTTGCTTAAGTAAATTTCCATAAGGAGTTGTTTCCATTCCTACAACTGGAACATCTTTTGCTAAAGCCTCATCAACAATAGTCTTTTTTTCAGTACCTGTTGTATACTCCAGTGTATGAATAACATCCCAAGATGTTTCATTATTTTTTACTAGAACTGCGTACATTTTATCTCCTTTTTATAACTATTAGTATAACATACACTTGAATAGGTGTGTATTGCTTTATACACACCCTTCAAGTTTAACAACCACATGGCCAACATGGACACGCCCAACAGTAATTTGCTCGGCATCCACCGCCTCCTACGCCTACGCCAACTCCTACGAATGAAGGTGGGAAGAACGGTCCAAATGCTGGTGGGAAGAACGGTCCTACGAATGAAGGTGGGAAGAACGGGAAGTACGGGAAGTATGGCGGGAAGAATGGGAAGAACGGGAAGTACGGGAAGAATGGTGGGAAGAATGGGAAGAACGGGAAGAATGGAGGGAAGAATGGTGGGAAGAACGGGAAGTATGGTGGGAAGAATGGTGGGAAGAATGGAGGGAAGAATGGTGGGAAGAACGGGAAGAATGGGAAGAATGGTGGGAAGAATGGAGGGAAGAATGGAGGGAAGAATGGTGGGAAGAATGGGAAGAATGGGAAGAATGGAGGGAAAAATGGCGGGAAGAATGGAGGGAAAAATGGCGGGAAGAATGGGAAGAACGGTGGTGTAGTAGTAACTGAATTGGATGCTGCAGATGTTCCAGAAGTACCATTAGCATTTATTGCTCTTACTGTATAAGTTTGAGCAGTACTTCCTTCTTGAACAACTCCTACGCTTGTGCCTGCAGTTGAGTTAGTTTTTCCATCTGAGGCTGCCCAGACATACGAAGTAATTGCTGATCCACCATTTGATGGGGCTGTCCAAGAAACAGTGTCCAAGTCAACTCCAGTAGTTGCTGTTGGTGCTGAAGGTGTTGCTGGTACTGTTGTTGCTGTTATAGAATTTGTTGTTGTTGCAGCAGAAGTTCCGTTTGCATTTGTAGCAGTTACGCTAAATGAATAAGCAGTTCCTCCTGCTAAACCTGTAATTGTTAAAGGTGATCCTCCTGATACTGCGCCAGAAGTATATGCAGAGACTGCTTTACCTCCATCAGATGCTGATGCTGTAATTGTTGCTGCGCCATTGCCAAAAGCCCTTCCTGTTCCAACATTTGCTGCTGTGGCGCTTGGTGCCTGTGGAACAGTTGTGGCTAACACTGCAGAAGAAGCAGCAGATGCTGCTGAAGTTCCAGCAGCGTTAGTTGCTCTTACTGTAAATGTTACAGATGCTCCAGAAGCAATTCCAGTTACAGTTAATGGAGAAGATGCTCCAGTTGCTGTCTGTCCTGTGCTTGCTGTTACTGTGTAGGATGTGGCAGCAGGTGAGAGTGCTGGTAAAGAAAAGGATACAGATACTGCAGCATCATTAAATGCTCTACCTGTTCCAATGTCTGATCCTGTAACACCTGTTGGTGCTAACGGTTCCAAAAAGTCATTTGACGCTTGGGACTTCTTACCTATTCTCTTACCTGATGCCATTGTTAATCTCCTAGTTTCTTATTGAATTTTGTATTACGCTGTCAAGTCGCCGAAGACAACCCATGTATTTGCTGCTCTCTTAAAGAGAGTTGCAGATGACCAAGTTGTACGAAGTTTCAAGCCAGGGGTTGCGTTAACAGTTACTCCTGCACCTGCTGCAACTGTTACTTGTCCCGCTCCAGTTTGTAGAATATCAATTGAAGTTCCAATTGGGTAGTCAACTGCTGATGCTGGTGGAATTGTAAGAGTTATTGCTGATGCCGAACCCATTTCAATTAGATCATCTCTTTCAGTTAGTGATGAAAGTGTATATGATGCTGTCTTCTGTGAAATTGGTGTTAAAGAGTCTACCTTTAATCCAAGGCTAGTTGTTACTGATGATGCAAAGTTTGCGTCATCTCCAAGTGCTGCAGCCAATTCATCAAGTGTGTTAAGTGCTGCTGGGGCACCAGTTAGAAGTGCGTTAACCTGTGATGTTGCATCTGCGATTGCTTCTGACTTGGCTGTTGCGATTGCTGAAGCCTGTGCTGTAGATACTGGCTTTGATGTATCTGCTGTATTATCAACATTTCCAAGACCTACATCTGCCTTTACAAGTCCTGCAGGTGATGTAATTGTTTTGTTTGTTAGAGTTTGTGTGCCAGTTGTTGTAACTAATAGGCTAGTGTCTGCAATACCGTGTACGGCTGTTGTATCTGCTGTGTGAGTAGTAACTGCAGCATCTGCATATACCTTTGTAGCAAGTGCTGCTGTATCAGTAATACCGTGTACATTTGTTGTATCATCTTGGTGTGTAGATACTGCTGCATCTGCATATGTCTTAGTTGCTAGGGCTGATGTGTCTGCAATTCCATGGACTGAAGTTGTATCAGCACTATGTGTTGAAACCGCTGACGCTGCTGCTGCATCTGCTTTATCCTGTGCACCTGTTGTCGTTTCAAGTGACGCAGTATTTGCGATACCGTGAACATTTGTTGTATCAGAATTGTGTGTACCAATTTCTGTTGTAGTAATTAATGCTTGGGCTGCCACTGCATCTGAAACATCTGTATCAGTTGCTAGGGATGCAGTATTTGCAATACCATGTACGTTTGTTGTATCAGAATTGTGTGTACCAATTTCTGTTGTGGTAATTAGTGCCTGTGCTTCAACTGCATCTGAAATATCTGTTTGAGTTGCTAGTGATGCAGTATTTGTAATACCATGTACGTTTAAAGTATCTGCGTTGTGATCAGTAATGTCTGATACTGTTGCAACTGTGTTATCAATGTCAAACTTTTCTGTATCAGGATTCCAGTCAATACCAACACCGCCAAGTGTTGAATATCCGTCTGTAACTCCACTTACAGATGATGAAAGATCTTCCAATGTTGCAAGGTTTGCAGTATTTGCAATTCCATGTACGTTTAATGTTGCTGTGTTGTGTATATCTACGTATCCCTGTGCTGTTGTTCCAGCAGAAGTAATTTGTCCATCTACATAAGTCTTTGTTGTTGCGTGAGATGGTTCTGTTGGAGCACCTGAAAGCGCTAATGCGCCAGTCATTGTATCTCCAGCCTTTGAAACCTTTGTTCCTACTGAAGTAGCAAGAGTTGCTGCATAATTCTCGTCATCTGCAATTGCTGCAGCGAGTTCATTTAAAGTATTTAGTGCACCTGGTGCTGCATCAATTAATTCATTTACTTTTGTTTGAACAAACTGTGTTGTTGCAATCTGTGTTGTATTTGTTGTTGTATCTGCTGTTGGAGCAGTTGGTACACCAGTAAGTGCTGGTGAAGCAAGTGGTGCCTTAAGAGCAACATTTGCTACTGTTTCTTTAAGAGCAAGTTCTGTTGCTGTTGCTGAAGATACTGGCTTATTAGCATCTGAAGTATTGTCTACGTTTCCAAGACCAACCATTGACTTTGTAACTCCGCCAACTGTACCTGTAAATGTAGGATTAGCAATTGGAGCCTTTAATGCAAGATTATTAGTTGTTGTTGTAAAGAAGGCTGGGTCATCTCCGATTGCTTGAGCCAGTTCATCTAAGGTGTTGAGCAGTCCTGGAGCGCCATCTACTATTGCTGCTAGTTCTGCTGCATTGGCAAAATACTGCAGGGCAGACCATGTTGATGAGCCATTACCCATCTTAAACTTACTTGTATCGGTTTCAAATCCGATTTCACCTGCTGCTAGAATTGGGTTTGCAGCCGACCATTGGGCTTGAGTACCTCTACGCTGTTGCATTCTTGTTGCCATTTATATATTCTCCTTATGGGGGCTGCCCATTAACTTATCTTATTATAACCCCTGTTTTAATTGAAGTTATCTACTACACTACCGCCATCGAACACAACTGTCCAAACTGTTGAGTCTGGTCCACCTGCATCCACACCTACACCCAATGGGCTGTTGAATGATCCACCTTCATAGAACTGAGATACTATGAAACCAGTTCCATCAATTGCGGTATCGTGAATATGCTGTGGTAAATTATTTGTATCATCAATAGTTGCTTGGGTATACCAAGAACCATCATAATAAAAATTAACTCTGTTTGTTGTAGTGTCTAACCACATTGTTCCATTAGTTGGTGAAGAAGGAGCAGTTGCGCCTACGGCCATTGAACGACTATCGACATACTCCTTAGTTGCTGCATGAGCATTTGTTGTAGGTGTTCCTACTTCAACTGCCCCGCCGAATGTACCGCCGTTTGCTACGACTAATCCATTCTTGACCTTGAAGTCTTTGTCGACTGTTGCCATTTACTACTCCCTCTTCCAACTATTTTTATTTTTTATTAAACTAGAAGTGTTCCCATAACAGTAACTGTTGAGTTATTGTTAGTGGTTGTTGCTAGTAGTCTTACTTCTCCGCCAGAAATATCTGCTGAGATTGATGATGCTGAACCATTAGTTCCAACAATTCCGTACTCTGTCATTGCAATGTTGTCATTGATATCAAGAGTCAAAAGAACCTTTGAGATTTCTGTGTGGTTACCATAAGCAACCTTAACAAGAAATTCTGCTGAACGGTAAAGATCAGGATCGAATCCGTATGCTTGGTTGATTCCTGCTACTGGGCAAGAAACAGTTGCTGCAACTTGCTTAGCAACTGAGTTTACCTCAACTGCTGTAAATGAACGAGTTGTTCCATCTACCGCAGTACGAGCACGAGCATCTGTAAAGTAAAGGTTTGTACCTTCAACAAGATCAGAGGTAGAAGAATCTGCTACACCGTTTTCTGCGGTAATAGTAAGTCCTGAACCATTTCCTGTAATTGTGATATTAGTCTTTGTAGCACCAGTCAAAAGTGCTGCTGCTGAAGTCTTAGCACGAGCATCTGTGAAGTAAAGGCTTGTTGGACCCTCTTCAATATCATCTGTGTCAAGAGCATTGATTGAATTTGTTGTATGCGTTTGTGCATTGGTCTGTGCAGTGCTTGCATAACCTTGAGCAGTTACAAGAGCATCTGTGATTTCATCATCTGTGTAAGAGTTAGCATCTGCTTCTGCAGTGTCTGCGTAGCCCTGAGCAGTTGAAAGTGCTGTTGTAATTTCTCCATCTGTGTAAGAGTTAGCAGATGTAACTGCATCAGATTCTGCTGTGTTAGCATAGTTCTGGTAAGCAGTAGTAATCGCTGTTTCTCTACCATCTGTGTAAGAGTTTGCTGCAGTTTCAGCAGCATCTGCATAGCCTTGTGCTGCTGTGTCAAGATCTGAGATCTCTGTATCAACATAACCCTTGGTTGCTGCATCTGTTGAAGATGTTGGTGCTCCAAGGCTTGTAACCTTGCTTGTTCCACCAAAGTCAAGGTTTCCGCTCATGCTGTCGCCAGCCTTTGCTACCTTTTCTCCAATTGATGACGTAACTGTTGTAATAAAGTCTTCGTCATCACCAATTGCTTGGGCCAACTCGTTAAGAGTGTCTAGCAGTTCTGGTGCTCCGTTAATTAAGTCTGCAACTGCTGTATCAACGTATGACTTTGTTGCTGCATCTTGGTTTGCTGAAGGATTTAGAAGACCAGATACCTTGTAACCACCAGCAGCAAGATCGCTACCAAGTGTCTTATTAGAAAGTGTCTGTGTATCTGTTGTACCAACAATAGCACCAGTTACTCCGTGTGTTGAAGTGTCTGATTCGTGTGTTGAAAGATTTCCTGATACTGTACCAACAATGCCATCAGCATAAGACTTTGCATCAGCCTCTGCTGTATCTGCATAGGCTTCGTAAGCAGTTGTAATTGCTACTTCACGATCATCTGTGTAGTCCTTTGCATCAGTTTCTGCTTGATCTGCATAAGCCTGAGTTGCAAGAACATCTGCACCCCACTTAACAGAAGATCCTGCTGCTGGAGTAAGAACGATATGAGAATCAGAATTGATTGTCATCGCTCCTGCGCCAGTGAAGTTAAGTGTATCTCCAATAGTCTTGTTTGTTAATGTTTGTGTGTTGGTTGTTCCAACTACCGCACCAGTTGCACCGTGTGCTACTGTAGCATTTTCGTGATCTGTAAGATCTGATGCTACTGCGCCTGCTTGTGATGCTGCTGTTCCTGCTGCATCGTATGCTGCTGAAGTTGCATCAAGTGCTCTTTGGTTTGTGAAGTAAAGGTTTGTTCCTTCTGCAAGATCTGCAGTGTCGTGGTTTGAAAGACTTGATACTGTACCAGTTACATCTGCTGTAATTGTTCCTGCAGCAAAGTTACCATTAGCATCACGCTTTACAACCTTGTTTGCTTCGTTAGCAGATGTTGCTGTTCCGCCAATAAGATTGACGATGTATGTCTGATCTGCTGTCTTCTTTGTAAGAACGTCAAAACCGTTAACTGTCGCTGTTGTACCTTCAACGATTAAACCACTCTTAATTTTAAAATCTTTATTTACTGTTGCCATTTTTTATATCTCCTTTTATTATGCCTTAAGTCCAATTCGTGCGTAACGAACTGTGACTGGCTTGATCGCAGGATCTGGAGTGACTGTAATAGCCACGGTATTTCCAGTGCGAGAGACATCAATGGTGCCAATATTCCCATCATTGTCGATAGTGCCGTACTCGCTGACTGATACATTTGTACCGTCAACAAGAATTGTTAATTCAGTTGCATAGAACTTATTGTCCCCTGCAGAGGTCTTTGATATTGAAATAATATACTTGACCATGCGCCAAACTGTAGCATCAAAGTTATCAATGACAGTTACATTTTCAATGCCGCTGACTTCATTTTCGTTGTTACCCTTTGATCCCAAATCTGTTGCTTGGGCTGAAGCGGTATCAATTAAGTCTACGTAATTTTCTTGAGTTGGTCTATCTCCTGTTTGAAATAAACCCTTTACATCTGAAATTGATATTTTAGCCATATCGATATTATATCACCTGTTTAATAAGACTATTAAAGGATATAGTTGCTGTAGCCAATAACCTGAAGCGGAATTGCTGGGGTATTACCCAAACCAATAGCCACAATTTGAATGGCTGAAAACTTAACTCTAAAAGGAAGGATTTCTGTAATTAAAGTATTTCTTGTGAAGTCTTCTACCTGAATTAAAGGGTAGTCAATAGGAAAAATTCTTTTGGTTTTGCCGTTAAGTTCATCAAGTATTAATGCTGTGGCCATTAATCTGTTACATCTTCAAGAATCTTCATGCTACCCTGACAAACTGTCCAAACTCTTGTTGGGTCTGATACCTGAATATCAAAGATGTCTCCTGTTTGCAAGACATTGGATTCTTCTGCTGTAAGCCAAACTGTAAATTCTCCAACTAGATCATCTTCATCTGCTACTGGAGTAAGAGCCATAATTGTTGTAGCATTGTCTGTAATAATGCCTTTGTCTTTTGCAAGAGTTGGTCTTTTAATCTTCATAGCAATATCCCATTCAGATCCAGCACCCTTTAAAATTAAAGGCTCTTTTGCATCATCTGTTACATAAACCTTGAATCCAGAAGTGTCTCCACGAACTACAGTCCAAATAACAGTTGGAGGTTTATTTCCTATGTCGTATGATGTTTGAGATCCTCTTAAAGTTGCCATGGTTTTATTATATCACGACAAACCGTCTTTGAGTGCGCCCCAAGTACCGTTTCCTTTTGCTTGTACGATTAACAAACCTTGTGTACCTAAAACTGCAACGACTGCAACATATCTTGCTGGGCCAGAGGCTGGACGGCCTTCAACCAAATTTCCGTTAGAGTCAACATATATTTTTGCCCCAACTGTTGTAGCAAATGAGGTAACATTCATTTGTAAAACCCCAGAAACAATTACAACTCCTTCAGCATTATTCAAGATAGTCGATTGGACTATTCCAAGAATTGGAGCATCTGGGTTATGGCTAGGACTAGATGGATTATATTTTGCTACCGTTGGTAAACTAGAAACACTTCCAGAAATAAAGACGGGAGTTCCAGCAAGCAAAGAAGCACCAGAGTTATTTTTAACCTTAGAAGATACACTTGTCATTCCTAGTGGTGGCAATATATTATTTAAAGCATCAACCAATACTTTAAAGTCTCCGTGCACATTAACTGGATCTGAGGCAATAGGATACTTCATAGTAGGATAATTAGATGATGATACGGGCATAATCTTTATTATACACCCAGATTTGACTTTTGACTGAAAATTATGTTATACTAGGTAGTAACACCTACCAAGGTGTTATTGTTTTCTAAGGAGGAAACTATGATTAAATTTATCGAAAGAAACAAAGAGATCATTAGCACACTCAGTATCGTAGCACTAGTAACGGTTTTGTCAAACTCTGCTAATGCTATTTCAGATCTTGATACTAAAAACAACTTGAGCATAGAACAGGCTCAGACATCGGAAACCGCCTCGAAAGAGGTTTTTTTGGTTTCTAAAGCAAAAAAACTAGAGAGTTTTGAGAACAAGGTTTCTCTGACTGATTTAGAACTAAAGGAACTGCTTTCGCTAGTAGGCTTCAAGGGTAAAGACCTTGTTGTTGCTTGGGCAGTAGCCAAAAAGGAGTCTAATGGGCGACCATTGGCTTTTAATGGCAATCACAAGACTGGTGACTCGTCTTATGGTATGTTCCAAATTAATATGATTGATACCCTTGGTCCTGATCGTAGGACTAAGTTTGATCTTGACTCTAACGCTGAACTCTTCAATCCCGTCAAGAATGCAGAAATTGCATACTACATGACAAACGGAGGAGATGATTGGTCTTCTTGGAAGGGCATTACGCCAAAGACCAAAATGTGGATGAATAAATTTCCTAAGTAAAAATATAAGAACTAAAGGCACCTGTGGGGTAAAACCTATGGGTGCTTTTTAGTTTCTTAGTATTAAATTAATTGCTGCTCTAGGGGCTTTTAATGTTTCAACTTCATGCATTAAGTTTTTAGGTATGAAAACAAAATCACCCTCTACAATATGGTGCTCGTTTTCTAAATTTTGTCCTGTACGCCAGATCATTTCTCCTTTTACAACCCATTGAAATTGATCAACTTGGTCCATGTGCTTTTCTCCAACCACTCCCCTGTTTTTCATTAAAGAAATTAAAGCAAAGTTTCCAGTATATATATTTTCTGGATATTGAGAAAGCCCCCAACTTGTTACTGGATCAAGTTCAGGTATTGAAGACATATACGTGTCTTCTGGACTATACAACTGAAATGCAAGCCTAGACCAGAATCTACACTTAAGTTGCATATTAAGAAAGTCTTTATCTATTTCTTTACTAGAAAATCTTGACATGTCTGGAAATTTTTCTAAATCTTCATCTATGTATTGTGAAATTGTTGATAAAAGTTTGTCCCAAGATGGAAGTTCTGGAAAAACATTTTTAAATATATGAATTCTTTTTTCGTTTATTGCTTGATCAACAAGACTCATATCTATCATTATCTCATCCAACTTACTACTGCGTACCTTGTTCCATTCTTCACTGGAAGAACAGTATGATTATAAACATAAGTTGAAGGAAATAGTAAAAGTTCGTTCGCTTGTGGCTTATACATGATATTAAATCTTGGAAAAATAATTTCTCCACCTTCATAATCATCATTAACATAATAAACAGAAGAAAGCCTTCTATGGTTAATCTGATCATCATCTATATGGTTAGTAACGTGCTGACCTAAACCATATTTTAAAATTCCATATTCGTCATGAGACACAGTTTTAAAACCATATTCTTCCATATAATCTTTTTCTAGTTTTGAAAATGAATCAAGAAATGCGTTAGAAAGTGAAGAATAAAAAGCATCTTTAATAGTTAAAAAATCAGGGACAGTCTGATCTTTATATGGAACATAAATAGCCATTGCGTCTCTTATTTTTGTATCTACGTCTATGCCATTGTTGTCTGTAACTTTTGCTTGATCCCATTTTATCTTAGCACTAAGCATTCCCTCTTCAATGTCTTTTGGTAATATTTTATCTTCAATAACATCTGAATAAACTACTATTCCTGGTGCTAGTTCTTTTTTGTTTATTACCATTTGCCTAGTGGACATTCTGCTTTTTCAAGTTTTGTTTTTACTTTCATAAAACATCCACATTGCTTACATTGCGTAGTTAGTTTTATCAGTTCTGGACATTCTTTACAAATAGAAAATCTTTCTTTTGCCTTTTCTTCGTTTGCCCACTCTGTTGTAGGATTTACTAAATCCCATGGTCTTGTTTCACCAAGATTTTGCTTATACTTTTGCCAAGGTGTTAGTTCTTCTGACATTATTACTCATTCCTAACAAATAGATTATCAATATATTGCCATGACATTTCTGGAAAAACCTCATAATCTGTTTCTATCCAAACAATCTTTGGATTGCTCTGTAGCCCTTCGTTAATTGGATAAAAAAATTCTGGCTCTATTCTTTGGTAAAGTTTATCAATATATTCCTCACCAACATAAACTGAATATCTGTATGTTTCAGGAACATCTGTGTCTTCATCTAATATTATTGTTGGATCACTTTTTAGTGCTGCCGTGATTTTTATAGACCAGTCATCTTTTTCAGAAGGAACAAAAATCTGTGTTTTATAGTCATCATTTACAAAAATCCCATATGCGTTTAATTTAATATTCATATATATCTCCTTTAAAACAAGTATACCACTTCATCAATTATTTAGCAACCATCAAATGCTCCAGTAAATACGCACTGACAACTAGAATTATATTCGTAGACATAGGTTCTGCAAGGACTAAACTCTGAAAATGATCCGCAATCGCTTCCTGGGGTGCAACCTGCTACAAATGAAGGTGGGAAGAACGGTGGTGCTACAAATGAAGGTGGGAAGAATGGAGGTGCTACAAATGAAGGTGGGAAGAATGGAGGTGCAACAAATGAAGGTGGGAAGAATGGTGGGAAGAATGGTGCTACTACCCAAGGTGTACTTGAGCATTCACCAAATGTTGATGACCAATAGTAACCGCAACCCTGGCACTGTGATTGACTTAATATACTTGCGTCAGCACAGATATTTACAAATGAAGGTGGGAAGAATGGAGGGAAGAACGGTGGTGCTACGAAAGATGGAGGGAAGAATGGTGGTGCTACAAAAGATGGAGGGAAGAACGGTGGGGCTACAAATGAAGGTGGGAAGAATGGAGGGAAGAATGGAGGGAAGAACGGTGGTGCCACAAATGAAGGTGGGAAGAATGGTGCTGCTACAAACGATGGAGGGAAGAATGGTGGAGTTGGTTCTGGGGTAACGCCTCCCCCTCCGTTAAAAGGTTCTACGCACTCCCCAAAGTCTGCATCCCAGACCAATCCACACTGTCCACACTGGCTAGAAGTTAATAGGCTAGGATCAGCACATGGATCTGTTGCCACAAATGAAGGTGGGAAGAACGGTGATGCTACGAAAGATGGTGGGAAGAACGGTGATGCTACGAAAGATGGTGGGAAGAACGGTGATGCTACGAAAGATGGTGGGAAGAACGGTGGTGCTACAAATGAAGGTGGGAAGAATGGAGGAGTTACTGATGGCTCTACGCACTCTCCAAGATTTATATTCCATACTAATCCACACTGTCCACACTGGCTAGAAGTTAATAAACTTGTGTCAGCACAGATGTTTACAAATGATGGTGGGAAGAATGG